ACTTAACTTTGGATTTAACTTTGCGGTAAACCTTTTTGCCAGCTTCGACCAATTGCTCTGGAGATACGATGCCTTGGTCGCTCATACCTTGTTTTTCGATGCGATCATAATTTGCTTTTTCTTTTGATGCATATTCCGCTTTCTTTTCCATTTCTTTTTCGGATTCGGTCAGTAGGTCTTCAACTTCCTCCTCTTTGTCTTTTGGAGTTGGAAGAGGTTCAACTTTTTTCATAAGTTTAACGTCTTTTTCTTTTACTGCGGACGATGGATCCATTTTTGCTTTTGAAGCAAGTTGAGTGATGATTTTGGCTCGGTCTGGCATAATATTATTATCCTGCGGTTACTGGTTTTGGTGGTGCAGCGATTTGATTCACTGCGTTAGTTTGTGAGGGATTCGATGTTCCAACTGCTTCTCCCATTGCGGTAGCCTGTGCAGTAGATGGCCTACGTCCACCTCCTCCACCTCCACCACCTGCTGCTGGAAATAAATCTCCCTCGGAAATTGGTGCTTGTCCTGCTGTAAGGTGCGTGAGTGCCTCGGAAACTGCCTTCTTGTACTCGGCAATCTGCTTTTTATCTGCACCCTTTGCTTCAGCGTTCTGGACGTGACCAATAAAGTGCTGTACTGCCGATTGTAGGGGTTTTACCATCTCTGGAGGCATAGACCCTGCTGGAGCGTTTGCAATGAGCGGGAATAGTTTCTCCATGATGGTCTGGATGTGCATGATGTCATTGTCTCGTGGCGAGACGGGAATGTCCTCACCAGAAATGATGCTCTGCAACTCAATAATCTGCTGCCTCGTTGCCTCAATCGCAAGTGCTTCAACTTGATCTTTCGGAAGGATGACTTGGTTGGCAATGGATTCACCCACTTTGCGTGACCAATCGAGTTTCATCAACTCGTCTTGGTTGATTTGTGGGTTACCCGTGTACCTCTGGATCAGAAGATCAAGAATTGCTGCGTCCTGACCCTCGGTTTGCGGTAAAAGTTCCTCTGCTGGCGAAAATGCCATCAAAAGTATGTCGCTAGGTGGCAAATTGCGCTCCAACATGGACAAAACGCATGAAACTGCCTCTTCATCGAGATGTTTAGGGATCTCAAAAGGCACTAGGAACGATGGAATCTCAGATTGTGCTTGCTCAAAAGCCTCAACAACCTCTTTTTTTGCCCACATTGAATTCTGGTTCTGTAGTCTAGCAAAATCAATTTGTGTTTTTAGTTCAGATGCGGCTTTAACGTGTTCTGGATGACAGATTCCACGTTGCATACGTTCAACTGCCTTGGAATATTGCTTTACCCAACGCATTAGGATGCCTTCGCGGATCTGATTTTCAACGGCAGCAATGCGGTTTACCTCGGATGCGGTCTTATCGCCACCCGTGATGTTCATAACACTGCTTGGAAGGAAAGTTCCCATCTGAATCTCAGCCAATCCAGACATGAATTGGTCAAGTTTAATGAAATCTTCCACGTCAGCAGGAATGGCAGACTGAACCACGTCATATCCCTCTGCGACATAGGCAACGGGATGCATTACTTGTAGAGGAGGAATGCCTGTTTTAGCGGTTGGGCCTTTCTTAAGTAATAGCATCCCGCGCAAGTACGAGTTATCGACAATAAGGTTTCTAGCTTTGTCGATAGCAATATGCGTGTTATACAAGTCACGTCCTGCACCACGGGAGGACATCAATGCACCAGATCCAATTTCGATAGAGAATAGCGCAATGGTATCCGACATTCTGTTGTACCGATCAAGCTGAGTACAGATTTCATCCCCAGACTTGTCATCGAAAAGATAACGTGAAATTTTGCCAGTTGGTTCTTTGATCAGCAACTCACCTAGCTCAACGTATTTTGCATCGTTTTCGTAGCTTGCACCATAGGATCCTTCTCGCGTCCAGTCCTCGTAGCGTCTAGCGTCATCGTTGGAATCAAGTGTTCGTCCCGCTGGGGTTGCGTTGTTGATTGCCTTTACCAAGTTGTTGATGTGCCAACCTGCAAGCGCAGACAATCTTGGTTGCTCCAGAACTGGAAGCAATTCAGCAATTTGGTATCGTCTTTTCCTCGCCCAAATCGGCGTTGAGTCTGCTTCCTGCGGGGTTTCGATGGAAAAGAACGTATAATCTTGGCGTAGGAACTCTGGTTTCCAGTCTCTCACGTCATCCCAGCACACCGCACAAAAGCCAAAGGTCGTATTCTCGTGCGTTACTTGAGCCACTAGATCATCGTGACCCTTCCAACCCCGGATGCATTTCGTGATCTCTTCGCGAAAAATCTTTGTTTTGTTTTCTTCGCTTACTCCCTCCAACGGGAACTTGGAATAGGTAAGCGTAGGGGACTGCTCAATTACCTGCTTAAATGGTGGTTGCAATCGGCTAACCATCGTGGACAGAAACCCAGTTGGGCGATTACTACGCCAATTCTGACCCATGCTTTCCAGTTTTTTTGCACTGTACGGAGGTTCATTGTTTAGCTTTTTTTGAATAAGTTGGTTCTTGCGGTTGCGCTCAACATTCTGTTGCTTGAGTCTGCGATATGCAGAATGCGCTTGCTGGCAATCTTTAAACGTCCGTTTAACCTGCAATGTGTCAGGATTTACAACATCCCCAGTAGCGTTGTCATCTACAATCTCAAGCTCAGAGATCCTCTGTTTGTCAGAGGGTTTCATAATCCTTGCCGCTTTCGAGGCGTAGACATTTGTGACTTCTGCTGGAATTGGTTTGGTTGTATCTGCCATATTATTTGAGATTTAGCCAACAGTCTGCTGGCAAATTGTCTGACGGGGAAATGCTGTCGCGGGACATGAAAACTGCGGATTTATTGTCGTGACGTAGCAACAAACAACCACCCAGTGCCTTGGATGTCTTGGTTTCTTTAGCTTGTCTAATGCTGGCACTTAACCTATCCGTTGCTTTCACACAAGCACCGCAACCGCTTTTCCATTGCACGTTCTGTTTGCAAGCAAGACAAATCTTTGCGCGTTGCTCTGCTAATTCACTGGATACAAGGGCTACTTCTTTTGTAGAATTGATGACATTTTTAGCCCAGATTGTAATGTCGTTTAGCAACTCTGTTTTTTGACTAGGTGTATTAACAGACGTTACAACTACCATATCAACTCCGTGGCAGAAGTTAGGGTTCTTGGAACAGATGTACGAATTAACATCACCCTCAACGTCTCCAACTGGCAAATGATTTTCGGCACGGAAATTCGTGACAACCTCCAGAAGATTGTCATAGCTATGACCAGTGAGTTTCGCATCGCCATCGTAGTAATGCCAACCCCCCGGTGGGATCATTCCAATTATCGGTTTTGCCATGAATTTTTGAGTTTTACGTCAGTTTTGTAAGGTTTGCAAGCAAATTCTTATTTATTTATCAAATTAATTGCTGAAATCCACGTATTCATAATTTTCAATTCCAGTATTTTTCTTAGTAAATTCAAACTTTTCTGGTTTTGGCTCGGTCATCGTTGCAACAACTCCACCTCTTTGTCTCATCAAATAGACCAGCAGGGACAGGGAATCGAGTGCGTCTGGAGAGTTTTGCCTAGTCCGTTTAACGAAGTCTCCCTTGCTCTCAACTCGCACCAACCCCTGCCCCTGCTGTTTGTACCTACGCGAAGTTGCCTGACGAACCAACTCCTCGGTGCGGAAACTAGGTGATATTTTCAAGTACTCAAACTCTAGATATTTTGCAAGACCGAAAATTAGTTCTGTGACAACTCCAGAGTACAACTCGTTTGCGCGTTGTGTATCGTCTCCCAAGATATGGGTTTCGGAACTGGCCCATGAATAATTAACTCCCATGACTTCGCTTCCGTACAAGGAACGCAACGCATCGTGGATACCTGCTCCGTTTCCAGTTCTATCTACACACAACCAATTTGCTCCGATCCGCATCTCCTTTGCGAAACGGATGATCTCAGCGGTCTGTTCCAATGTCGCTAGTTTCGGAAACTGCATTTGCGAGTCTAATTGCAAACACGTCTTTGGCTTTTTGAATTCTCTAAATTGCCCGTCCCGTGGAGTCCACCCATCACAGAGTCCGTATCGCCCGAATGAACAGACAACTTGATCTCGCCCCTCCAACGCCAAATCGAACGCTGCTAAAGGCACTACAGGCCCAATAAACCGCAAGCTACCCATTGAGTTGTCCAACATGGCTGGAGTTATGATTGCCATTGAGACACCTTCCTGTGGGAAAAAACCTCTTGCCATTGTAAAATATTCGGCAGTCCTACCCTTACTTTCGTACGCCATGTAGCCTTCGTAGGATTGGAAGCCGGGGAAAACAATCTCCTTGTTTGTTACGTTCTCGCACCTCGCTGCGTCCAGTCGCAAGATATGCCAACCCTCCCTGCTATCCCATTCAAAATCCTCCTCGCAATCGACACTCTGCCAACCCCTCGCAGGTTCGCACCTCTTTCCGAATTCACTATTCCTGTCTTTTGGGTTAGATGCACCGAAAATCTTGATTCGTCCCTTGGAATCCTTTGTATCAGCAGCAGACAGGATGTTTTGCAAACCCTCCCACACTCCAGCGGGAACCTCTTCAGCTTCGTCTAGGACAACGTGTGTCCTACTCATCTGACCCCACTTGGGATCTGGTTTTTGCCTTGGACTTGGGTGGAAACCACGGAGCGTTCCAGTCCCGCTATCACCTTTCGGTACGGCAACCAAGTGGATCCCGTTCTTGTCATCGTCATTAGCTTGTATGCTCTTAACAAGATCCTCGCTACCTTCGTACTCTGGACGCACCAGAGCAGTCCTGTAGAAGTTTTTGATTGCGGCGAATACGTTTCTCTGCGCGTGTGCCTCGGTTAACGAAACCACCTTTATGCAGGTGTACTCTGGATCTCGCATCCAATCCAATAAAAACCATGCCGCTGCGTTAAACGTCTTTCCCATTGCTCCTGCGCCTTGCACTAACAACTTGTCATTT